TCCTTAAGGAGAAAGATAGTTCACCCCCATCCGATAGATACCGGATTGAGATGAATGTCCTGCCAGAACTGGCAAAGTTCTGGACTGGTGTTCACAATCCTCTAAAGGGTCTGCGATCAAAGCAAGGCTGTCATATCGTCCTCGACTCAGTCGAGTTCGAAATGGCCCCGGTTGCTGAACAAACGCGAAGATATTATCCGATCTCTACGTCGTCGTCTGACGTCGTAAGGATCAGGTTTTAACTTACGTTCGGACAGGCTTCTCCAAGCCTTTCGAATGTCGCTAACGGTGTTGGTCTCGAAAGCCCAACACTCGGTAGCGTGTCCGAGCTCAGTAACAGTCACAACTGTTCTCCACGTGGAGTCAGCCAAGATTCTGAAATAGAGAGAATCCTCAGGGATTCCTTCTATTTCATCTTCTAGGAATGTCTCCATGTTTAGAACCTTGATCGTGGATCTGAGTAAAGGTTGGAGGGATATCGGGGCTCTACTTCGCCCTAAGTTCCTCTCTCAAGAAGGGATCACGTCATCTAGTAGGTGCTTACTTAAACACCTTTGATCTAGACGATCAAGATATTCTTGAGGATGATCTAATGTAGAGTGTAAAGAAAGTTTAATTCATCGAATTATACATTCTTCTAACAGAGACTTGTCCGTTACCAATTCACCATCGCGAGTGAAGCGGGCGGCTTGTACGCACTCCGGCTTACTTAACAGTAGTGTTAAGAAAGCCACTACATGGGGTTCCTTTCTGCTTGAAAGGAACTTCCAGGATGAAGTAGAAGTTGCTTTGATATTAGGTGATACACTGGATTTAATCCAGCCACGATCCCTTGCGGCTAAAATGAATAGTCCTTCGTCTACGACGTTGGGCTTTTCTAATAATCGTAAGGGTAATGGCGAAAGTTCTTTTCCGTCTACGTATAGACGTTTAAGAAATTCCGCTCGAGAGTGGGTTACACGATTTCCCACTTTCGTACAGAGTCTTGATTTCGAGATTGATATCTCGACTCCAAGTTCTGTCATTATCTGTTGGTAGCTCGAAGCTATATGAGAACAGGCGATGACTATGTCATCTCCCAAAATCATATAGTTGGAGTTCGAGCTACGTTTCACCCGTTTCGCAGCTAACATAACAACTAAGTGATGAGCAAGCGCGAAGCTTGGTCATCCGGTGTAGACTCCTTGAGGGGAGCCTACACTGTACTTGGCTGTTCTGTCAGTTCCTGGAATACAAAACCGAGCATCCAATACGAGAAGTTCTCATAAATCAGCTATCTCCGAGGAGAATAGATGTTCTATGATTCCCTTTTGTATTAGTGCTGGAAAGCGATCTGTAGCCTTTGATAGATCAAAGGAGTATAGATCTCTTTTCTCTTCAGTTCACTTTAAAAGAACAGGGGAAGGATCACTCCCTCAAGAGTAATCCTCCTTTATTCTTTTAAGGATAGCCATCAGATTATCATGAAGCGGTCTTAGGACTGCTTGTAGGTAATCTGGTCCTATGGCTACGACTCGGGACTTACCTGCATAATCAGGAATTACTGATAGTCTGTACAGACTAACAGGTTTCTTGGTTATGGAGTCAAGATGGTTAGCAACTATCTTGTCCGTAGGTCCTAAAGTCGTGAACCGATTACGGCTTCACTCATCCGTGCTCTCCCCGTAAAGGAGATGGAAGAGTCTATCTATAGACTCTTTCATCTGAGAAGGCATTACTGCCATCTCAAGAGGACGGAAGATTGTTGCTGGTCTTTTGAAAGAAGACATTTTCCCCGATCACTGATCGTAGAAAGTGCCCATTTCAAATTTCCATCAACAAGGCGCTAGACTGACTACTTCTGATATGGTCTGTTGGGAGGGATTCCCGACATTCCTTATCGGACGTAGGTCTATACGGGGATGATCATTAAGAAGTCTGACTCTGTCAGAAATATTAAAGGCAATCCTCTTCACATGTTCACTGTGAGAAGTGAACCTGTGTAGAATCTTAGGTAGTAGGACACCACCTTCGACACGTAGAGACCCGAACCAGAAAAGATTTTCTGGGTAGGTCAGTTGTTCCTCCTTAAGAAGTGTTCTTTTCAGATTCTCGCTAAAGAATTTGATAAGAGCAATCCTTGAGGCGCGCGGCTGTGATTTTGTATTCCAAACTTTGTTTAAGAGTTTGATCAACATAGTTAGATCATTCTCTTCTTTAGAGTTTAAAGAGGATAGTCTGATTAGGTATTGCACCTGAATATCATTCAATGTGAATATATTCTCATCGTCTGATACTCAGCGTGTTTTCCCTATTCAGGTTCTGCCGTTACGAGTGGAATCCTTCCACCCTGCTTTCCCAATGCTTGCATTATTAAGCACCGGTGCCGGTAACAGTGTCGAGGAGTACCTCCTGCCGTTAAAGCAAGAGGTCGACACATGGGTACTAACCCATGGGTTAATAGTAGTAATTTTATTATTATTACTCTTAAAT